TGAAAATACTACTGGCATTATCTCTCCCCTCCTAATGGGTTGCCGTCATCATCATGAAGTCCTTGATGCACTCCATCAAGATGTTCAGCATGTTCCAATGCCATTTTTGCTGAAAAACGCCTATCTTCATCTATTTCGGGAGTTATTTCTTGACCTTTAATATCTTCAAGGTATTCCATTAACTCTCTATAAGATGTATTTTCGGGATGATTAAAAAAAGGATGTTCAGCATAGGCGTTTAGAAGTTCATCAAAAGGTCTACTATATTTTAAGATACTCCATGCTATATTGAAAGGAGTCATGTTTGAAAATACTACTGGCACACATTACCCTCCCTCATCTAACTGGTAAAGTACCCCGTTCTCCGACAAATCGCCCATTTTCTTGAATTATACGCTCATTCATTTCACGCTTAGAAGGACATGAGCATCGGTATGGGTCGTTGCAATTATCGCAAAATTCAGGTTCTTGCTCATTTTTCAATACACTCCAAGCATCACGGAATCCACGAATGTGTGATACCGCTTTTTGTGCCATGATTCTTTCAAGAAGTTCATCTTCACTCTTTGGTCTGTCGTCCTCTTCTTCTGGTGGAGGCATATCATCTTCATCTTCTCCATCATCCATGAATTTGTTGTCAGGCTTTAGATTGCCTGTCTCGTCCATGATTTCAGACATGAGTTTGTCTTGTGCGGTTTTAGGAGGAGTTTCAGATGGGTCTTTTGATGATTGCCACTGTTGTACTTTAGGGTCACCATCATCCAATTTTGGATGTATGTCACCAGTCTTGTAGGAATCAGCACTTCTTGTATCACGCATCATGTTGTTTGATTCAAGCGTTTCACCATCTCTAAATTCAGCATCAATAGCCGCTTGCTCACCTGCTACATCAGGCTCACTAAGCATTTGTTCAAGGTTTTGCCCCTCAAAGGGTACTCTTTCGCCCATGAATTTGATACTGTGCTTTTCAGGATTGGCTACAGCATCACGCATCATTGTATCACGAGCCGATTGAAATCCTTCACCAGTTGGGTCTTGACCTGCGGCTCGCATCTGTTCAGCAACTTTACGATTAGCAAATTGCTGTAGTTTCATTTCTTTACCATCAGCAAAAATTCTTTGCCTATGAGGTTTCATTGCTTTAACTAATACTTTCACCATTAAATCACGCTCGGTTTGCTTCATCTCGATGTCCTAAGTTGTATTCCATAGGTTTGTCGCAAGTTGCACAAGTTGCTCTCCATAGGAAATGGAGGAATCCACAATGTGTACAACGTGTTCCTGAACCGATATTGAGGACATCACCAATATCACGGTTTCGATTACGTTGCTCTCTTGTTACACCCGCTAACGGGTGTTCCTTTTGGTCTGCAAGGCCACTTTTGTCTACGTGTACACCCTGCTTACTCGACCTTACTATGTCGGATAAGTCAAGGCTTCTAACATCGAATCCCATACTTACTCACCTCAAACTGTGTAGGTAAGTAGGAAATAATGGTTACCAAGCGATGTAAACGGTTCTATGCTAATGAGTGCAGTTGTACTTCCCGCCGCTACTCCAAGAGCACCCGTACCACCTGTGGCACGAATATCTGTTTGGATAAGCGCAGTTGCCGTTCCATCTGCCATCATTTTAGGACTGTAAGGACCGATTACTCGTGAGCCATAGCCACTTAATACTGCCATTTAAGCCACCTCAAGAACGGCGACCTATTGCAATAAAAGTTCCAGCCTGTGCGGGTGCTGTATCACCGATTGTTCCATCAGCCAATCCAGCCGCCAAACGGACGGTTGTACCATCTATACGAACATCTACACCAAATACGACATTTTGAAGGTTAGCCGTACCTCCTGTGTCTGTGATAGGTCGTGCCGCAATAGCACCGCTTGAATTTGCACCTGCAAAGTCTATACTTGCAAGCATTCCAGTTAGGTCAATTGCGTTATCGCCAGCGGCGTAAGTACCTGTTACAATCATTCTGTCGCCAAATACTGTTGGTCTTGGGTCTATTGTTACTGCCATTATTCTTCATCTCCATTTTCTGTTGGGTTTAAGTGCTCGTCTACAAGAGTGAGTGCCTTTGTTTTAGTGATGTAACCATTAGGTAAATCAACGTTTTGTTCGTCAAGCCATGTAAGTATGTCTTTTCGACTCCATCCGCTGTCTGGTAATCCATCATTACCACCATCGACTGTAACTCCTTCATCTCCTTCGATAAGGAAGTGCTTTTCAGGTAGAGAATTTCTCCACTCGTCAAGCCACTCTTGTGTAACCTCTTCTCCTTTTCCACGAATCCACGAAGCATTTGAATCTCTTCGCCTTCGCTCGTAGAAGGGACCTGTGTAGGTTACTTGAGGCACTTAATCACCCTCAGTTGAGCAAAACCGCCGTTACTGTTCCAGCACCGCCAGCCTCTCCGTGAAGGACGATTGCTGGAAGAAGTGCGCCAGTCTTAGCGGCAGGGGCCGCACCAGTATTAGTGAAGGTTGCAGATAGGGTTTTGTCGGCTACTGCGAAAGTAGTACCAAGTACTCCAATAATTTTTGAAGCCCCTGCTGTAAGAACTAATACTTGTTCATCCGCATCAGCAAGTGTGAATGCAATTTGTACCAATCGCATACTTCCTGCCGCTTTTCCATCGGAATTTTGTGCGGTAAAACCAGTAAGAGAACCGGGGTATGAACCACCAGCATTACCGTCTAACCAAGCAGTTTCATCGACTGGTGTTCCTGTACGCAAGTCAAGGTCCAAGAGAACCGAGACTGTACCGCTTGTGAAATCACCGTCATCGAAAGAAATTGTCAATCCTTTTTGTGTCTTTGTTTCTGTTGTCATAATAAATCATCTCCATATGTTTTTTCCATTAGCCTCACTTCAAGTCTCGGACTGAACCGTGACCTCCGTAGAAAGTAGTCCATAGTTCTCCCATAGTTCGGTACATACCCTCTTGTCCAAGACGGTTAATAGCGAATGGGTCACCAGTTTCGATACCACTCTCAAAGTATTGCGTTGGAATTGCTGTGCTAAAGTACAGGTAATCAGTATCAAGGAAGTACATACGACTTAGAGTATCGGTTTGTACGTCTTTTGATGGAATGATTGGAACACCGTTGTATGTTGCAACAATGAAACCTGCTTCAATACCCGGTACACCCTTTACACCGTTGTAGGTTGGGGTGACACGCTTCTCTTCAAGGAAACGTTGTTGGGATTGTAGAAGTTGTTGTAGACGCATAAGTGTGTCATATCCTGTAAGGATAACCTTCGGGTTACCACCACGAGTCCAGCACTTCTGGAAGAGGTCATCAAGATGGTCGAGGGACAGAACACGGTCTGTTCCACCGTTTTGATTGACTTCTGAGTAAGACCAAGAGTTTGCACTTCGGTCAATGCTGTACATGTCAATGTCAGTTCCAGTTTCGTTTGAACCAACCGTAATACGGTCAAGTGATTCAAAGTCGTTACCTGCGAGTGTAGCCTTGTCTGCGGTCATCATCTTGTTGATGTGTTCTGCGTGGTGCTTACCCATTTCTTCCTTTAGGATAGAACGGATGTCGCCAAGTCCATCGTCCTTGTCAGCAAGGAACATTGCGGTTTCGCTCATGTCGAATGTGTGAACCACAGTCTTAGGCTTGGCCGCAATGTGCTGGAAGGTCGGCTTGGTTGTGTCAGGAAGTGTTGCGTTCTCTGCAACACCGCCGCCAACAGTAAAGGAAGGACGTTCTGTGATGACTCGCCATCCACTTCGTTCCCACGGACGCTTTGGTAGAATTGAGAATGCGTTAAATTCTTGGTTTAGTTGGGACCAAACTTTGCGACCATAAATCGCTTGGTATGTTCCCGCTGTTGTGGAAAGCATAGGTGCGTCAGCCTTGAGCAACTCGCTACCGGAGTAGGAGTAACCCATTGCGTTGCCAGCACCGTAGTAGTAGCGTTCCATGTCAGTAATGCTTCGTATGTAATCTCTTGCCATTGTTCATCATCTCCTTAGATTAGTTGCTTCCCCTAATTGCCTTGTCAGCGAGGTTGTGTACCTCGTCCCAAGTCATGTTACCCAAATCTTGGGTGGAGGGAATTTCAATGTTTGGTGAAGAAGCCGACTTTTGGATTGAAACGCTCTCGGTTGAGAGGTTGTCAATTCGCTCGGAAAGAGACTCAATAGACTTGAGTACTTCCGATAGTGGCTCACGAGCATCAAAGTGTGCTCGTGCTTCTTCGTTCTTAGCAATCGCCATCTCTTGATTAAGACGGGATGAGAACTCGGATTCAAGGTTACCACGGAATTGTTGTTCCAATGCCGCCGCTTTGTAAACTTCGTAAGCGGCTTCGATGTCGGATTGTGAAACTGTAGAGGCTGAAAGGTAATCTCCCTTTGCAACTTTAGCAGGTCCCATTGCACCAGCAGGTTGCTTTCCGCCACCTGCTGTGAGTGCGGGGATAGCACCAGTTGATGGGTTGCCACCTTCTTGTCCTCGTCCACGAACTTGACCACCGAAGTAGTCAGCACCGTCTACGGAGTCAGGATTGTCGAATCCACCCATTTGTTGCTTTTGCAAGTCATCAAAGTGTGCTCGTGCTTCGTTGGTGTTTACACCAGCAGATTTGAGAGTATCTTCCATCCAGTTAAGGTATTCAGATGAGATAACATCGCTGAACTCGTCGCCCTTTGCAAATGGGTTACCTTCTTTCTTTTCTTCTTTCATATCGTCATCACCTTTGTCGGAAGATGCTTCTTCCTTTGGTTCGTCGTCTTTTTTATCCTTAATGCTCTCACGGAGTTGAGGAGGAATCTCACCCTTTTCCATTGCATCAAGTCGTGCTTCAAGTCTTTCCATTACTGTATTCAAATCAGTCATATTGTTGTCCTCCTTTAAAATACTAAATTGTGCTTCGGGGTTAATACCTTTTTCACAAATAGTAATCTCATGCAATTCCATCTTTGAAATCTCTTGATAGTCGCCTTTTACATTGTCAGACTTTCGCACTCGCTTGAATGCTTGTCCTCCAATGGAAAATCCACGAAGGTTACCCTTGCGGATTTCAGCGGCTACTTCACGAGCCTTCTCAATATCATTGCGGAGTTGAACGACAACAAACATTCCTGTGTCGTCGCATTCGGACTTCCACATTCTCCCATTGTTGTCTACGTAAGAATCCAAGACTTCACCGACTTGGATGTTTGAATGAGCAAGTTGTACATTGCGGTACTTCTCACTCTTCATGAAACCGTCAAATGCATTCTTAAGAGCACCACGAGTGATAAGGTCGCCTTGTTTATCGACCAACTCAACTGATGCATATCCAGCAACAACGAGGTCGCTTCCACTCTTGAGGAGTGAAAGACCCTGTTCTGGTTGCTTGAGAGCGAGCATTGAATTAACAACTCCTCGTCATGGTATATAGACCCCTATTATACTTTTGAAAGTACTGGGGTATCGTTTTCATAGTCTAAATGGAGATTTTCACCTTCTTCTGTTGAAACATCAACAGGCTTTATGTGCTTTGGTTTTTTGTCATCTTTATCTCTTTCTTCATCAGTTCTTCCATCGAAATCTGGAAGATTTTCTTCTTCTGTGATTTTTGTGGGTCCACTTGGTGATTCTGTAGGTGTACCTACATCAATTCCCAAACCTCTCGGTCCAGTCCATGTCAATTTTTCTTTTGTGAGTGTATCAAGTGTCCTTAGAATAACTTCAATCGCTTTTTTCTTATCTTCTGGTTTAAGTAATCTATTTTCATCATCTTCTTCTAAGATACCAACAGAACCTTCTTCGATTTCTTTTGGTGTATGTTTTTTAGGCGGAGAACTAAATTCTTCTTCTGTT